TGAAGGCGAGACTGAATATCATATCGACGAAGAAGAACTCCAGAGGATGTTAGACGAATTAGAAAAATAAGTCATAGCCCTCCAACCTGATATGACTGGGGCATCATCGAAAGGTGGTGTCCTTTTTCTGCACCGATAGCATAACGGACAATGCCTCACCCTTCTAAGGTGTATGATCTAGGTTCAACTCCTAGTCGGTGCTTACTTTACCAAGCCTTACAAGACCAATAGCCAGCAGATAATTTGCTTTTCTTTTGATCACACTTATGTCTAGCCCTGAAGGATTTTCTCCTTGCAGGGTTTTCTTTTTTTATTTTCATTTTAGGATCGCCATAGTGTACCATCTTCTCTTTGCCATTCTCACAAGCCTTTACCATCTTCTTCTTGTTGGGTGAAGTTGATGGTCTTGGTTTGTTGCAAGGCATATTCTTTTTATTTGCTCTCTTCGGCATTACTTTTTCCTCGCAGGTTTCTTAAAAATTCTTTCTCTTGCAGCGGCCGCTACTGGTCCTATAATCTCTTCGTGTTGATCCTCTATGTTAGACCACTCCTCTTCTTCATCAAGGTCTTCAGAGGCATCCTCAGCCTCCTGAGCGTCATCCTCTTGTTCTAGTTGTAAATCAAATTCTTCAATAGCAAAGATTACTATTGTGAAGATATCTTCCACAATCTCTTTTGCTTCCTTCGCATCAATCCCATTGGACTTCCACGCTTTGAAAATTTTATAAGCAAGTCTTAGCACCTGTGGTACTAGGGTAATAACATTATTAAAGTTCTTTATGTGATTCATTTTCTATCCTTCCTTTTATGTAAGCAACATCGTCTTCAACTTTGTCAAGTCTATCGACAATCTTTTCAATAGTTTGTTTAAAAATTTCTCTATCTTCTCTGTGTTCGTTGAGCATTCTATCGACTTGATCTAAATGTCTATCGACAGCAGAAGACAACATAGGGAGTAAATGTTTAACGCCCAGAGAATAGATCCCATAAATAACAACACATAAGACAACCAGTGCACCGAACGGTCCGAGAACCATTTCCAAAATTTGTTCCAGCATTCCTTATTCTCCTCCATAATATATCCTCCTTATTATTATGTGGCTCCCTTGAAAAATAAATTAGGACTTACACGGTGGAGAAGTAAAGGAGCAAACCTCCTCCACCGATGCCTATTCTAATTAGTGATAGAATTAGCCGATGTACATTGCTTCGATAGTATCATTAGCATCTCTTGCTGCACCACCCAAAGTGATCGCAGAAGTAGTAGCAGTATACTCACCGAATGCAGGAGCAGAAGCAACTCTCTTCAACTTTTGTCCGTTAACATAAGCAACAACAGCAGCAGCGTCGTGTGCTGATTGAGCCAAGTTAAAGGTAGTTGTAGATCCGTCACCAGTGAAGTAGTCCATCTCGAAAGACCAACCAATCTTATCAACAGTAACAGAGTCAGCAGCAAGTTGGTTTTCACCAATCCCAGCGTTCTTAACCTGCAATCCGTTAGCAGAAGTTTGGAACATTCCAGCATCAAACTTCACACCTAACTCACCAGATACTCCGTCTGCTTGAAGAGTTGGGTTAGAGGTTTGCAACTTCACTCTCAAACCATTGCTGTCTTTTTCAAGACCACCAATAGCATTGATCTTTGCTTGCAACTTAGCAGAACTAAATTCCAAACCTGAGTTAGTTGCGAGATCAACAGAGATCACATCTGATACTGAAATGTCAATACCGTCACCGCCAGTAGGCTGTGGGATATTGCCAATGCTATCATCAACATATTTTTTGGTTGCTGCGTGTGCATCAGCACTAGGTGCTGCAACGCTCACAACGCCAGAAGAGAAGTCGAACGAATCCGCCAATCTAATCTGATTACTTCTAATTTCTAATGCCATATATTTATCCTCCCAAGGTTATTATAGCAAAGCAAGGTTACCCTTACTCAAATGACTTATAAAAAACGACAACGATGTCATCGCCTTGCGGTGCAAACGATAGGGTAAATTCCGTATCTCCCGCTGTGTAGCTAACGTTTCCATCAGCCACACTATATATCAAACCATTAATAGACACTTGCAATCCTTCGTCGATGCTATTAGCAACTTCGAAAGTAAGATTGGAGCCATCTGCTTGGCTTGATAAATTCTCATTATATTCTTCTAAAGACTTTACTAGAGTAGGCTGGACATTAGGTCCCAACATAGTGTTGCTAAATCTTGGCATTCTAATTCCTCCTACAAGTAACTTCAAGTTCACTCACAGAAAAGGTGTCTGTTGCTCCAGCAGAATGGGCGGACCCATCAGCCTTTATGTGTGTCGTTTTAATAAATAGATACAATACATCAGAAGGAGCAAGGTTGATAATTAAATCTAAAGAAAAAACAGCAGAGTGTTTTCCACCTGTGATGTCTGGATAGATGTAGCCTACTGTTGGTTCTAACATAAGTTCTGTTCCTGCCTCGTCTCTGTATCCTACAACGGTGATCCCCATTGAATCACTTGGTTGTATCGCTTGAAAGTCTGCTGTCCCTTGTATCCTTAGTGTCTGTAAGTTCCCTAAAAATTCTGCTCCGCTACTCTGAAATAGTTTTCCATTAGTAGAATTCAATCCTATACTAACGAATTTGCTAGCAGAAAATTCATTGTCAAACTCTACTGCTGGAGAAATAACTTTAAAATTATAATTCATTGTGCTAGGCATTAGTCCATCTCCGCTCTAATTTCTTTTATGATTTGTCTCATAACTTTATCTTGCTCTTCTATGTGTGTCGGTACAGCAATAGGAGTTGATAAACCAGAAACTTCTAGTGCATAAGATCCATCTGTATATCTCTTTAGTCTTGCTTTATTAGCACCTTCGATACCTTCTTTCTCTAATTTCTCAGCAGTAGAAGAAGCCCAGTCTTGAACACCTCTGTCCAATCCACCATAGATAAGTCCGAGACTCATCCCTAAAAATCTTAATGATCCTGACTTTGTTGCAAATCTGTATTGGACATTTTCTATTTGACCAGTCTCAGGATAAGTAGGATTACCCAATCTCATTTCTTCTGGAGGTACAGGTTCGATATCAAAATATTTTTCTGCCATATCAAAAGTCCCAGAAGATTTCAAAGCAATAACCATTCTCACTGGAACCATTCCGTGAGGTGCATTCTCGGATCTGAATTTCTTATTTTGAGAATCATATACCGCTCTCATATAAGGATTTCCTTTTAAGATAATGTTCTCAACAATAGTGTTATACATTGATTGTTCTGGCTTATAACCTGTGAGGCTAGGCATATCCAAAAAAGCAAACGACATTGCGTTAGCAAGTTGGATAAATGATTCCGTTGAAGGAAACGCTGGACCATAATGTAATGTCATTGTCTTATCATAGGAGGTTCCTAGCTTTGTCCAAGTAGCCGCCAATGCTTTTTCTTTTTGTGATGTGTCGTTGAACAACTCATCTGTGTTCGCTATTTTCTTTTGATCAATACCAAACCTTACGGCAGCAGCAACATTTCTGATTGCCTTTGGATCTCTACCAATAGCACCTGCTATCTCTGTAAATGATTGTCTCATAAAAGAATAAAATAAAAAGTATTGTGCTATGTATCTTGCTTCGAATTCTGTAATGTCTGAGTAATCCAATAGAGTTCTTCTAGCAAATTCTGCTGCTTGTTTTTCTGTGTAACCCAAAGTCAAAGCATCTGTGAATGCTTGTATCCTGTAAGCATTATCAGTCTCTTGTGCTATTGTGTTCCAGAAGTTTGGTCTGTCTGGTCTCAACCATCTGAATGCTTGTCTCCAAGCAGATGCCTTTTGTCCTGTTGCTGTTGTTTCTGCTTGTCTAAGAATGCCTTCCAAAGATCTTCTAGAGAATTCAAAATCAACTTGACCAAATAAAATATTATTTCTTTGAATCATTTCTTGTAAAGAACCTGCTGTGATAATTCTACCATCAATAGTTGTGATTGCTTTCTGTGTAGGATCCATCATTCCAAGATACTTGCCAATGTATTCTCCGCCTCTACCTTTGACGAGGATGTCTTCTAGGTAAGGCAAAATGTGTCCGAGGGTTGTACCAGCCATAAGACCCACGCCGGCCCCAAGGGGGCCTGCTGCGAACCCTCCTATCGATGCTCCACCAATACCTGAAACAATCTTAGAAGTTTTTCCTCCAGCCTTTACTGATGTCTTGATAGTCGCCTGCAATAATTTAGCAAGAGGTCCTGATAACATAGCACCTGCTGTTGAGAAAAGATAAGGAGTTCCCATCAAAGCATCGAGAGCCAAACCACCACTAGCACCAGCAATATATTTTAATAAAGATTTTGAGGTGATTGATGGCGTTGTGTACATCTGGATCAAAGGTGCTGTGATAGTATTCACTGTGATATACTTACCTGTTGGTGCAAATGTACCACCAAGCATACCACCTTTCGCTGATGTGATTGATCCTTGGATTGCATAGTATAGTGACGACAAAGCATACTGCCCTGCTGATTCAGATTTTCTAGAAAGAATTTCTAATGTTTGCCCAAGAGTTCCTTCGATAGATTGTTGCTTCAAAGCATTTAGAATTTGAATGTCCTGCGGTAACGCCATAACGCCCTTGCCATTAAACTCTACAAGGATAGGTCTAAGACCATCAGCAGTAAACTTTGTAGCTACTGGTGGGAAACCTATGTTCTCCAAAGCAGATATAATTCCTGTTGCGTTAAAACCAAACAACGACTCCATACTTTGTAGAGCATTGTCTTGGATAGAAGCAATGATAACTTTAGAAAATAAAATATCTTCTGGTGTCACAAGCCCAGCCAATCTAACAGCCTCTGGTGGAACTTCTATTCCTTTTGTAAACTCTACAAGTTCTTCCATAGGAACATCTTTCAACGCTGTTTTTATTTTATTTAAATTTGTTTTTGTCAAGATTGATCTTACTGCTTGAGATAAAAACAAACCTGATTGTGCTTCCATAACATACTGACCTACTGCTTGTACAGTCTCTTTGATAGTTCCACCTATCTCTCCAGCAGCAGGAGCAATGTATTCTGCACCAATGGTTCTCAAATCTTTTTGAAATTTTATTATGTCTCCACCTTCATACAAATCAGAAAGTAAAGCATTTATTCTTGCAACTTGTGTATTTGTTAGAGCCTCATCAAGTTCTTGACCTAACACTCTATAAACATTTTTTGCTATTGCTGGTCCAATGTCAAGGCTTGGTTGGGCTAGTAGCCTAAGATCAGGAGGAACTTGAGGATAAGCATCTGGATATTTTGTATGAACAGCAGACATAAGTTGTGTCTCTTCTTGTGTTAATAAATTATATCTTTCTTGAAAAACTCTGATATCTTCTCTTGCGGTACTCCTTGCTTTTTGTTCTGCTGCTAATTCAAGAGCGGATTCTTTTGCTGCTCTTGCTTCGTCCAACGCTGCTTGTCTTGTTGCTCTTGCTTGATCAATAACAAGCCTTGCTTCTTCTATCTTTCCGTCTAATAAATTTTGTAAAACATATTTTTCTTCTGCGATATTTTCTTTTATTGTTTCTCTAGATGCTGCGGCTTCTTCTCTCAAGCTAGTCTTCGATGCTTTTAATTCTTCAATCTCATTTTCTACTGCTGTCTTTTCTGCTGCCGCTTTCTCTGCTCTTTGAGTTTTTAGATCTTCAAGCACAGTCGCTCTAGCATCAGTAATGTCTTTCTTCACAGTAGCAAGTTTAGCCCTTGTGTTAGCGACTGCGTTAGTCATATTACCTTGCTGATAATATTCTAATTCTTTTTGTAGTCTTGCTTCTTCTTCAGCAATCTGCTCTAAAGTTTGTTGAGGGAAAGCATCAATCTGTTCTTGCAAGTCTTGAACGGACTCTCTAATTCTTGCAGCCTTACCTTCTTTTAGGGCTTTGATACCATCATCAACAGCGGTGATAGAATTAGCCAATGCATCATTGACAACCTGTATCTCTTGTGCTTGTCTAGCAGGTAACGCAAAATATTTTTCTTGAGTTTCTTTTATAAGATCATCAGGCATCGTGTCCTTCGTATCTCTAAAAGTTCTAGGGTCTTTAACTTTTGCTTGTGCTATTCTAGCTTTCTGTGCTGTCTCAACTTCTTCAAACGCTGTTCTTGCTTCAGCACCAGCAGCCTCTTCAGTAGCCTTTGCTATTTCAGTGTCTTGCTTTGCTATCTCTCTTATGTTTGCTACAGCCTGTTCGTGATCCTTTACAATCTGCTCTAGTTTTTGTTTCTTGACTGCTTCAGCCTGAGCGTTGATTCCCATCTGTTGTTCTTTCGCCAAAGTAATTTCTTCAGGAGTTTTATATTTTTTATAAAATAATTCTGGGTGAAGAACTTCTAGTTCACTAACAATCTCTGACGTAATTTTATTTTTAAAACCATTAGCAATAAAAATAGTCATTGGAATAGCAGTCTGTTTTCTCTCGAAATACTTTCCACCCAATGTGTCTATCTCTTTACCACCTTTGGTTTCTATAAATTTATCATATAATTTATTGTACATATCAACCAGATTTGATGTTGGAGGTGCTGGTATGCCTGCTTCTGCTGCCGCAAGTCTAGCAGCCTCATCTGCCTGTGATATCCTAGCCATTTCATTTCTAATAAAAGAATCTAGAATGTCGTCAGAGATCCCATCCATATTGAAAGTTAGTTTCATTAGAGAATGAAGAATGTCAAACTCACCTTGCAATCCTAGGTTGGTTGCTTGCTGTCTCAACATATAGTCATAAGCCATAGGTGTATCGCCATCAAATCTATCTAATGATTCTTTAGCATAAGCCTCTAGCCTTTGAGGAAGCATAGATAATTCTTGTTCTGTTTTTTGTAACAACCTAGTCAAGCCGTACTGACTTGCTTTAGCGTAGTCTAGTGACGGATCAACTTTTGGAGAAACTTTTCTTAGAGTTTCTCTTATGCTTCTAAATAATTCATTTCTTCTTGGCAAAGGAACATCTGCTCTTTCGACTGCTGTTCTTGTTGCTCTTCTTGGTTTTACTACATCACCTCTAGAAAGAGCCTGATACATATTCTCTTTCATAGAAGTGTGAAGCAAATTCATTTCTTGTTGGTTCAAAGAAATAACAGCACCTTCTGTATCAGTCATTCTGATGTAGTCCGCTAATTTATTTTTTAAATTTTGTATAACCTGTGGAGGAGAGCCACCATAATTTCTTTGTAGTTCTTCGAATAATTTTGTAACGTCTTCTTTACTTTTAGGTGCAAAGTTGATTGTTCCGTCTGTTCCCTCTGATAAAGTTCCTTTCCAAAACTTTGCCAAATCCTCGTTAATTTGCTGCCCAAACTTCTTGTAAGCCCTCGTTGATACTGCTGCCTTGGGTGAGATGAATACGAAGTTTTCTGGTAAGAAATTAAACAAATAGTCATCTAAATATCCCTTAACAACTTGGTGGTTGAAGGATGATCTAAAGCTAGAATCCTTCAATATTTGATCTGTTTGTGCTATAATATTAGGAGTTATCTTTCCGTTTGATTGAGCAAGATCCTCTAAGAGTTGTTGTGCTTCTGGTACATATCTATTAGCACCAGCAAGTTCAGTCACACCATTCCAAAATCTAATTCCAAAAGATGTAGTTGGATCAATGTTCTTTACGCCGTTTGCTAATGCTTCTTCGATAAGTCTTTGTGATTGTATAATGTCATTGATAACAGCCTGCACTTGTTGAGGTTTAGTCTCAAGCAATCTCTTCAAGGCTTCTGTAGGAATTTGAACTCTATCTAAATATGTTAAAGTTTTTCTTCCTGATTCAGAAAAGTCATCCAAGTATTTTATGGCTGATTTTAATTCATCCATAAGTTTTTCTTGTAACATAGTAGGATTAGCACCTGATTCTTCAGTCAATCTAATAAGATCATCAGTCAACTTTTTAGACGCAGCATTCACATCGGTGATGTCGAACTGGGTTTCCCTTAGGACATTATCAACTTGTTTATTTCTTCTCCACTGTATAGTGTTGCCCACCATATTCTCTGAGAATTTACCAAACTCTTCCAGTGGTTTAGAAACCAAAACATCACTGACCTTGCTTAACCACTCAGCACCTTTGGCTGCTGTTTTATATTTCTCACCTTCTCCTAAAGTTGAGCCATATCTCAAATCATTTAGTTCTTGGTTGATCGCATCGCTTGCTTCTCTGGCAGCCTGCTGTTCTGCTTTTAACGCTGTGACTTCTGCTTCCAAACTTGCAATCATATTAACATCAGGAGTTTCTAATGTTCTCTCGACAGCCAATGCTTTTTCTGCTTGTGCAACATCTTCAACTAATTCTTCTACTCTTGTCAAAGATACATTCGCACCTTGTTCTAACTTCTCAAGTTGTGAAAGGTATTTACTTTGTGCTATTGATCTAAGGGCTGCACCTGTCTTGCCTCCGACTTTAGATAAGGCTGCCGCTCCCATACTGCCAACCTTAGCAGCAGGAGCAATCAATCCAACAGGAGTTACGGGCAACATAACATCTACACCCATACCAAGAATACCTGCGTTCTCTTCACCTATCCCTTCAACAAGCATAGGCATTTCCATAAAATCATTTGTAAGAGTTCTTGTCTCGGAGATATCTCTTTTTAATCTTTCTGTGTAACCTTGTTCTGCTCTTTCTTTTGTTACAGTCATTGGTTGTTGGAAAAAATATCCTTCACCTTCAGGGTAAACTAATCCTCCTGTCTCTGGATCAGTATAAACCTCATAACTAAGAACATCAGTCAAGCCAAGAGTGACTGGTCTAATCAAGCCAGCAACGCCCCTCAGAGCCTGTCCTGTCCTTGTTTCTTTGATTACCCCTGTGTCGCTACCAGTGTCCATCATAACCTCGCCCATAAAGGTAGGAGGCGTTGGTACGACATCACCTTCGTCAGAGATAGACAAGCCTGCGGCAGCCATCACATTCTCATCACCAGAATATTCTGGATAAAGATTGTTTACAAATTCTTCGTGATAAAAAGTTGCGACATCTCTTACTGTTTGTTTTTCTTCTGAACTTACAGGTAAAGCATTGAATTCGTCAAGGGTCATTCCTATTTCATTTAAATAAGATTGTCTTGCCAACTCATAGAAGTTTCCAAAAATACTACCAACAAAATTCTTTTCTAATTCTTTTGCTCTATCTGCGACATCTGATGGTTCGTATTCTTGTCCACTTGCTTTCAACTCTTGCACTGCTTGTTGTGCAAAGTTTCTAAACATTTTAGATTTTTCTTTGTCAGCCTCTGCCTGTCTCTTTGCTTTCTCTTCTGCTTGTGCTTGCGTCACAAGAGTTTGTCTAGCGAATCCACCCAAATGTAAATTTGGATCATCGATCTCTGATGCTTTGAATGCCTCGCCTTGTTTGATTGGAGGAGCAGTAAAGCCTTGCATAGTTCTTTCTGCTCTTGTGATACCGATCAAAGAAGCAGAAGCATTATTCTGTGCTGTAATTATATCCTGACCTTTTCTGATATTTTGTTCTACCAATGCTCTGAATAGTTTTGTTCTCGCATCATCTAGGTCAGCAGTAAAATCTTTATCTATTCTTTCGATAGCAGACTTCATTGATGGATCAATGACTGTATCCTGTAAGACTTGTTGATAGAACTCTGAGGTTGGAAGTAATAAAAATTTTTCATAACCTGCTTGTGCTTGGGCTAATGCGTCAGCCTCTGCTTGAGTTCTTTGTTGTGCGGCTTGTTGCTCGACATCAATAACCTCTTGCATAGGGTCAACAAATACTTCTGGTGCTTGTATTTGTGGGGCAGCAGGTTTAACTTCTGCTGGTCTATATAAATCTTCTAACTCTTTGATTGCGTCAACGTCACCCATTGACTCAAAAAAATTATAATCTTCCAGTGCGTCTTCTGGTATCCAATCTGGTGCTGCCATAATTTACTCCTTAAAATCCTGTGTTGCCTGCTGCATCCGTTGCCTTGTCTGTTTCTTCAGCCTCATAATTAGGATTGACTTCCTTTTGTATCTTCTGCTTGGCTTCTGCACCAGCAGGCATCTGTGCCGCAAGATCAGTATATAAATCTAAATAGATCCTAGATGCTACAGTCTGTGCAAAATTTCTTTGTGCGTCTTCAAGTCCGCCCATCTCTTGTCCTAACTTTTGTGCTTTCTTATATACATCTTGTTGTGCAATATTACCAGAATTCATTTGTTCTTTCATAGCTTCATAAGCATCTCTTTCCAAAGCAGACATTTGAATTTCTTTTTCTTCCTGATGAGCAGCAACAGCAAGAGCCATCGCTCTCATTGTATTGATCTCTTCAGGTTTCATAGTCTTCAGAAGTTCTTGATCTACTGCTTTTTCTTTTGCTTCTTCTTTTAGTTGTTGTCTTGTTACCGCTTGACCTTCCAGCCTTGCAACTCTTTGCATTTGTTCTGGCGTCAAGTATCTTTGTCTTTCTTCTGGAGATAAAGTTTGAGCAAAAATTTCTGCTTGTCTTTCTCTTAGGTTCTCAGGTCTAGACATCATAGAAGCCCTAGCCATTGCTGCTGTTCTACCAGCCATAGCCTGAGTTCTTTGAGACTCCAATGCTTGTGTCGCTGTGTTTATTCTTGTAAGTTCATCACCAAATCTCTTTGCTTGTACAACAGATGGATCAGCAATAACAGCCTTGACTTGGAATAGTTCATCGATAGTTGTAGGCAAACCTAATTCTTTATATGCTGCCTTTCTTTCTTGTGGAGTTTTTAAATCTTTTAATTTTGTTTTCTTATCTCCGAATCCTTTCAAGTCACCATAGGCTTCTACCATAGCACCATCAAGCAATCTCCAGTCATCTGCTTGGAAACCATCAACAGCCGCAGCCTTAGCAGCAGCGATCATAATTTCATTTTCTTTTGAGACACCACCTGTTGTGGCTGCTGTTTGCTTGGCTTCATTGATTGCTGTTCTCAAAGAACCTGTGGCTCCTGTAACATTACTAAGAACGCCTTTGATATACTTTTGTTTTTCTGTGTCGTGATAAGTCTGACTGAATTCTGCGACAGGTACACCAGAGGTAGCAATGATAGCATCTCTAATATCTTTTTTATTTTGTGTTGTCAAACCACCAGTGCCTACCATAGCAGCATTACCTTCTCTAACGATAGTATCATAGAGTTGGAGTGCCGCATCTCTTTTCTGGTTATTGGTCAAACCAGTAAAAATAGCAGCGTGGTTTGTTTGAATGTAGGAACCCAAGTTACCAATAGAACTAGAATTATAAAAAGTATTTCTACCTGCTGCGTTCTGTGCGATCTCTGATTCTGTTCTAAGAGGAGCATCAAATTCTTCATCAGCATATTTATAAACTTGGATTTTGTTTCCGTTGTTTCTTTCATTGATCTGTGCCAACGCAATCTCTGCTTGAAGGATTTCATTCTTCATAGCAGGATCTTCTGTTTCAAGAAGTTTTTGTTTCAACTTATCATATTCTAAAATTTGATCATTCAAACTTGCGATAGTTGTAGCATAAGCCTGTGCCTGTGCTTGAGCATCTTGTATTTCATACAGGGCTTGCTTGTAAGCAACCTGCAAGGATTGTGCTTTAGCCATTCTGTATGCGGCTAGATAGGAAGTTCCTTTACTCATCGTGTTTTTCTCCTGTAACTTTTTCGTATAAGACTTTGTATTCTGTATGTAATTCGTCTAATAATTTTTCTTGTTCCTTCATCATCTTGAGGAACGCTGGATTATCTCCATACCCTAAGTCTTCCATACCACTCCTATACTCATTAATTAGTGAATACTGTTCGAATATTTCTTTTTGTTTCTCTTCTAATCTATATGTATTAGTAAATACTGAATCAACACCTAGGTCAGCATTGATTGCTGCGATGTCTCTCTTCGATAGATTGTAGGTTTTACTTGGCACCATAAGATCTCTGGCTGGTACATCCTTAATAATAAATCCATACTCACCAGTAGGATCATTGAACGCTCTTGGAATTTTTTCTCTGTTAAAGATTGACTCTTCCAAAACATTTATAGATAAGTCACCTATGTTAGCAGCGTGTTCTTTGTATGCTGATTCAGGTGCGTCAAGTCCTAGATCCATCTCGCCTAATCTAATAATAAGATTTTGTCTATATGCTTCTTCTTCTTCTGGTGAAGTAAAAGGACCTACACCCATTTTCAAATTCTTGTATGGGTTTTCAATGAGTGAATTCAAATACTCATCATCGTCACCTAACCAGTTGCCTTCGAATTCTGTAAGAGGTGGATTTAAAGGATTGAAATTTGCTTTAGGCATTTGAAGATTAGGTAAGTCTCCATAATAATCTTCTAAAAAGATTTGTCTCTGCATATCTTGAGCAGGTGTGGTAGGGCTTAGACCACCAAGATATTCTGACTTACCTTGACCGCCATAAGTTTGTTCACCAACTATGACACCTGCTCTCGGAATTCCTTGACCTGTTTGTAGAAATTCTTGAAAAGAAGTAGTGCCTTTATCTATGGTAGGCATTACTCCACCTGCTGGAAATAGTCCGTCTGGTTGCCCTGCTCCATTACCTGTTTGTTGAGGAGACGCAACAGGGCTTTCTACTTTCCCCCTGTTGGATCCACTCCGTAGATTGATTGATACAATGCTGCTGTTCCTGCTGCTGTTCCATCGTTGTAAGCACCTTGCCCACCGCCCTGAATAATTCCAAGCAATGCTTTCATCTCTGCTTCTTTAGCAGCGGCAGCACCTTCGGCAGCAGCATACTCACCCAACGCAGAACCAGCCATACTAAGACCTTGCATAATCTGTTGTTGTCTGTATCTTTCTTCTGCTTGTTGTTGTCCTGCTTGTTCTCTCAACAAAGCCTGAAGTTGTTGTTCTTCATATCTAGCCTTTGCCAAGTCTGCTCTAGCAATCTCAGTCATAGCAGGTTGCATCTGTTCAGCAAGTCTTGCTTCCTGTCCTATCTGGAACCTAGCAGCATCAGATGCTTGACCACCCATACCAGTCATCATACCAGCGTATTGGAGTTGTTGCTGTCTTTGCTGCGACCTGATAGGATCAATCATTTGTGCTTGTAAGTTTGCTCTTTCTTCATCAGTCAAACCTAACAAACCTAATTCTTGTCTTCTTTTTAATTCATTTATTTGTTCTTGTCTGTACTGTTCGTACTCTGATTGTCCGCTACCAAGTAAGGCTGAAGCAGCCATACCGCCTGCTAATCCAATACCGCCACCAATAGCAGCACCTATTGGACCTCCGATGGGTGCACCAATAGCCGCTCCCATACCACCGTATTGCAAACCTGTTGCTAACATATCTTTTTCGTTATCTTCTAAAGCCATAGTATAATCCTCCTACTCTGCTGGGCTTGGGTCTTCTGGTTCATCTGGAATATCTGGTGGGAGATTCGCTGAATTAGGAAGTTTATAATAAGCCTCCAATGTAAATCCCCAAGCCAGAAAAATACTGTATGCTTCTGTGGTGTAACCTTTCAAAGAGAAGGTATGCCAACCAGCCTCTACACCTTTCATTACGTGAAACGATGAACAATAATTTCTTGTAAGATAAGGTAATGCTTTTTCCTGCCAAGTCTTTTGTCTTGTAGTGTACCACTGCTGATCATCAAATGCAATATAAAATCTAGCAGCAGTAAATTTATTATCATCTATCGAAGTAGTGTATGGTTGTCCATACCATTGAAACAAAAGATCTGCTTCTTCTTCTAGATAAAAACTAATGCCGCCATTAGATAACCAAACATAAGTTGGGCTAGAAGGAACACCATAACCAGAAGGAGTATGACAAATTCCTGTTGTTGCTCTTGAAGCTAATAAATAATTTTTTCCTCCAACCAATCCAGAGATCATTTGATATTGATTCTGCATTGCATTGTAGGATCCTTTCATAAGATGTTCTGGAGAAAATGTATCAGCATCTACATCTCCTGCTAGGATTTGAGAATTTAAATATTTTCTTAGTCCTTCATTGTTCCCATCGACTTGTGTTGCATCAATAGGATCTCCAGTAACAAATGTGTTTGGTGCTGTATAACTCATACGCCTTTCCCCTTCTGTAATACTTGTGCCATAAAGTTTCCTCTCTCAATCTTTGCAATGTATGAAGCACCTGAAGTTGATACTGTTTCGTAGCCTCTACCACCACCAGAGAAAGGTGATCCATCGTGCATATAAAAAGGACCTGTAATAAAAAATCCTATTGTATGAATGTTGTAACTTACTCTTGTAATATAATTAAAAGATCCGTGAGATTGAATTTCTTTTTGTCTCACACCTGTACCATTCACTGTAAGTCCATCAGTAGTAATAACAGCAATACCTCTATCCCAAATGTCTGAGGTAGGACTTGGATCATCTGAAGAAGGAATAGAATAAGTATTTCCTACACCTGTTCCTGTATTAAAAACAGGACCATCCATACCATATTGAAACCAATCTATGTGATCATCGAAGCATTGCCAAGCACCACCTGATGTAGATTTGTAAGCAGGAAAAATAATAAAACATCCTGTCTGTGTTCTTGGTACCACACCATCCTGAGATAAGAACCAAGTTGTATCTCCATAAAAATTAAAACCAAATTTTATTCTCAACAAATCTCCAGCAGCAAGAGTTGTAGGATTTCCTGTAGAAGTACCATCATCTGTAAGGAATAGTTGATACTTACCATCGACACCAATGTGCTGAAGTTGATGCATTGAAACTTGAGTTGGTCCACCTGCTCTTGTATCATCTGTATAGAAAGAATAACTAAATCCTCCTGATCTATAATTATTAAAAGAATATTCAAATGCTTTCAATACAGGAGTTCCTGTAAGATTTATTCTATCTATTCCTTGTGATCTAACATTATCAGAATCAATAGCAGCAGTGGCTGTTTCCATATCTGTAAATTTATTATTTACATCTGAAGCAGTGACTGTCTCACCATAAGATTTTTGAAAAGAATTATTTTTTACTGTACTCATATCCGCTCCTACCTATAATAATTTATTACTAGCATATCACCACCAGTCCAATAAAACATACCAGCATTCAAAGGATAGTTAGTAAGATCTTGTCTTCTACCATTAAATCTCCAAGCAATGTTGAATTCACCTTTACCTGTAGCTACTGGAATAGAAGCACAGAGATGAATAGTCTGTAGATTTCTAGAAATTTTTCCTGTGTCTGCAATAACAGATCCATTGTATGTAATGTGGAACTGGCAGTATCCTAAATCTGCTTTTATAATAGAAGGTGCAGGTGACGCTACTGCTGTAGCATAACCAGCAAGATTTATTTTATTCATAAAATAAGTTAGATTCATTTCTACCTGACACATTCCTTCTCTTAAATTTTCAACAACCAAAGGATTATGACTTTCAAACCAACCACCAGCATAACTATCATAAGTCTGAGCAGGCATTTCATCAAAATTTAAAACTCCGTTTCCTCTTTCAGAAATAGGACTAGCAGTGTAGTCTTCATCTAACTTCCAGTATTTTTGATAGTAACTAACAAAAGAATTATTTTTAAATGCTGAAGCATCTATACCAGCAACAGGTAAGTTCTGTCTGTCAAGACCGTTATTTACTAAACCTTTCAGACTATCATATTCTTTATCAAAATCTTTAGGTTCAATAATATTATTATTTCTTAATTCTCTTTGTTTAGGTTTTATAGGCATTCTTTATTTTCCTTTGTTTGTTTGGTTGTGTATAACCATAGCACACAGATTTATAAACTCATTCCAAATTATTTTTATTTTTTTTAGAATTTCCCTTGTCTTGTTCTGGTGTTATCAGTATTGAACTCTAATGAATAACCCAGCATTTGGATGTCTTCATCTGTTTCAAATTCCCATCTAAAGTAGGAAAGTTTTTTATTTGCTATATCAAATCTCAAAGTAATTAGGTCAGACCTCTCCCATACAGCAGAACCAAATTTACCTAATGAGTAAACGTCCTGATCTTGTAATTCAGGGTTTTGCATTTTCTCTGAGCCTGATGTAATTTTATTTTTATAATCTCTATCAGCATAATAACTTATGTCTAACTTAGTATCTCCACCAGCAAGCATATAAATGTATAAATATTTTATTGCTTTTTTCTGTGGTCCATAACCAAAGTCGTGTTCTTTAGAAACAAACTTTGCAGTCAAAGGATCCTTTGCTCTAATAGAATCTTGTGCTTGTGAGAAGAAAGTTCCTGCTGATCTAAATCCAGAAATAAAATAAAGTCCTGCTTCATCTGGATCTACATCAGGAGCATCAGGAGAAAAACCTTCCCAAGTTCCAAAGATAAGTTCTCCATCGTCATCTGCTGTGATTGTATTTACTTTAAAATGATCTGATCTAAATGACCAACCAGCAGTGTCAAGATGAAAAATCAAACCTACATTTGTTGATTGCTCTCCGTCGATACAAGTATAAAAATGAATTTCTCTCCACTTCTTTGAATAGATTGCTTGTGCTTTTGATAGAGCAGAAACATTCAATCTGTTTATGTGGTTGTCTATTTCATCAGATAATTTTTTTATTTGAATAGAAGATCCGTTGTTACCAGCAGAACCTACTGCCAAATAAACTCCGTCTTTATTTATAAACGCACAGCCTACTGATGGTACAGTAACGGCTCCGTGTCTTGAAGGACAACCTATTCCTTTAATTACAGGAACAAATTTAAATCCATCGATAGGGTTACCAACAACCATATCTATCGCTCTTTCTCTGAATACAAGAAGAACATCATTGAAATTTTTCAAGCAAGTTATTTCTCCACCATCAGCATCTCCGACAGAGAAATAATCTAATGCTTGGTATTGACAAGGTTTACCAGCCACAGAGTAGAAGAGCGTCCCACCATTGCCCTCCCCACCATTGACGAACAAAGTATTTTTAAACGTTGCAGCCATTGTAGGTCTTGCAGGAAAATAAATACTTTGATCTTCTCTGATTGCTAAAGCCCCCAACCCTGTGTCTGGGACCGTGTCTAAATAATGTCTATCGACATTGTTATCGATCTGTGTACAAAAATAATAAACTTCATCTTCTACATATTTATCTGTATTATTTCTAGAGTTGGAGTTACCAGTATTTTTTGTTCTATAAATTCTTCTACCAACAATCCCTTCATTTGGATCACCGACAGGAATGTTCTCTACCCAAACACCATCGTGATGTTTGTCGGTATCGGATGTCCATTGAACGGGTTCTGATGGATCAGATAGTGGAGATTCAGATCCGTCTTCTTTTATAAAAGAAACTTTATATCTGAATGTGTTTGCTTCGTTCTCAGTCATTGTTCCGAGACCAAAGTTAGTTCTAAGATTATCTCTAAAATAATCTCCACCAGAAGTTATGTCTCCAATAACCTGTCCGTTACCAGCATCAGGTGGAAACTTTCTCATTGGAATTATTGTTAGGTTATCATCTTCTCCGTTGAGCGTATCATCAACAGCAACTTGCCAAGGTCTAGGTGGGGAAGGTCTAGTCATAAATCCTAGCTTTACTGCTTTGACACCATCAAACTTGATTGGCTCATCGTGTCCGTTTACAATAATTAAATATTTTCCAAAAGGTTCATAGTAAGAACCAATCTGATCTTGAGCAGGCACACCTCTATTCTCATCGATAGTTATAGCCAGCGGTCCGTTAGAATAAAAACTTTTTAATGATACAGACTTTCTTACATCTGTAGCATCTTTTTGTTGCTCTTCATATAACAAATAAGATTTGGCACCTCTGTGCGTAGACCAATGAAAAACAGAATGTATCTTCACAGCCTTAGCAAATGTCCCCCAGTTACCAAATCCAATAGTTTGAGTTGCAAGAGGCTCAATGCCAATCCTATTATCCCATCCGTTGATCAATCTAGAATTTGTAAAATTTATTATTTCTGAAGCACCATCAGGATTCTGAGGTAACTTCTGTGAAACTCCGTCAATAGATGGAAGAATTTGTTTAGCATCTGTTTTCATTATGGAACCCTCGTAATTCTTACAAAAGGTCTCCCATAATATGTATCAGAACTTCTATAAGAATTCTTGATATATGCTTTGTCCTTTTGCGTTAAATATTTATTTTCTATCTTGAGCAACTCCTTCTTTGCTTTTTGCTCATACAAGGCTCCCTGTGCCGTATTAGAGTGCTTGTAAAAGAGTTCTGCTATAGCACCATAGCAAAGAAACAAATGTGCGTCAGATGGCATTCTAGGGCTGTCCTGATCATCATATAGTTTCTCTGGTCTGTAATGATATCTTAGCTTTACAAGATAGTCATCGTCTTGTCTTGGATAGCATCTAAATGTTTTATAATTTCCATCGTGTTCTTGTAAATGCTGTTGCTGTTCAAACAAGAGTGGTTGATTGAAATCAATCCCATTACCCAAAACAGTAGAAGTGTCGGTCTGCTGGGGAGCAATAGTGACTTGAGACACTCTAGTGAAATGATCTGTTTCAGGTGTTTTTATATAAACATTTTTCCTTAACTCTCTGAACACTACTGTTGGGATTAGACCGACATAAGTTTCAGTATTTTCTATGTTTGTAACGTCTAGTGAAACACCAGCAGCAAAGTATTGTTCGTCACCATAAATGGGTGCTGACTCTAATTCAACAAGTCCTCTGTTTGTAGCAGACTGAATAGTGAATGTGTAAGCACATTGATAGTATCCTTCTATTTGTGTAAGGTTAGATCCAGCACCTGTAGCAAGTGTTGGCTTCTTTCTAGGGCTTGGAAGTTTATATCCTTCAGTCTCTACCCAGTTCGTTGGGATACCAACCTCGTCGAGATCTAATCCTAATTTTTCATCTTCATACTTTGCAATGTTGAAGAAGGGTTGTCTGAAACCAGATTGTCTTCCTCTCAATCCAACAGATAAAATTTCTATACAATCTGTTGGTAGAATTATATTTCTGTGTTTCATTTTAAATTCTATTTCTGTTCCACCTATGTTGTTTACAACACATTGGAGCATTGGCCACTGCCCTATTTGATAAACAGGATCTTGCAGAATTAGGTATGAATCTGCCGCCACATCAAATCTAGCAATAGCATTATATTCTTTATTTGTAAGTAAGCCATCAGTATTTGCTGTTGGCTCAAAAATCATATTAGGTCCATAGACAGCGGAACCTTCGTTCGGATTAACCTTGACACCTCTTGCCCAAGTTTCTCCTGTAAATGTTTGATCTTTATAAATGTGTATGTCGTATTCTCTCTGGGCATACTCCCAAGGTCTTTCGGTAAAGTGAGAGATATAAACTTGGTTGAGTATGTCATTTACTTCTTTCTTGTAGGCATCTACTTGAGGATTGTAATCTAAAATGTTTGCGACATACTCCCTCATTTCTTTAAAATTCATCTTATATCCTCCTGATGTTTTATAAATAGGGGGCAGGCGAACCCACCCCCTTATGTAAAGAAAATGAAATTTCTTTTACATTACCATTGCTTGAGCCAGATAACAGTCTTGTTAGCAGCAACAGCGGCAGACGCAACATCATCAACGGCAATAGCAACAGGTACAGCATCAGTACCAGCAGTGAACTTATAAAGAACACCAGCGGCATCAGACTGAGCCAAGTAATCTCCAGAAGAGATTGAAGCAGCACCAGCAGCGTTTTCACCTTTTACTTTAGCTTCACAAAGTCCGCCAATGCAAACTTCGATCTTACTAGAAGTCAAAGGGTCACCGCTACCATCAGTCTTAGAAGTACCACCTGTAATGCATACTCCAGTAGCAGCACCATTAGCAGCAGACTTCTTTACTGCTTCGCATACTTTACCATCACCACCAT